ACGATACAACTGCAGCAACCAAGGCGGGAATCCCTTTTGGATTCTCAATCACAATGAAAGTGCCAGGCAGAAAGTCGAGTTGCTTCAAGTCATGGGCATTTTTTGGTGTAACTTCGTTGGCCACCGAAATTTCAGCATGCTCCATATCACTCGGATTGTAGAAGATGCGCAGATGCTCAGGCATATGCTCATACTTTGATGTGAGCCATTGCCCTAAGGTTGCAGCGCGTTCTACCACCTTCTTTTCAGATAAAGGATCCTGTTTATAAATAATCTTAATCATAGTAACTGACCCGGTTAAACCCCATTGCCATAACGACTTGTTCAGATAAATAAGTGACACCGCTTTCCATCAGGTGCAGAACCTTACCCCCACGAAAAAGCCCCACATGCGGGGGCTTATTTCTGAGTCTTGGGTGGAAGGCGACAATGCAGCCCTCCTTGGGCATGGGCAGCGGATTTAGTAGCTTTATTCTGGATGGCTTGAACTCAATACTGCCCTTAGGCTGCATGAATAATTCCAGTGCTTCCCCACGGTCAATCCCATACAGATCCATAGCAGCTTCGTGGGCAAAGTGGACACAGTTATAAAGTTCCTGATCGTATTGCCGATCAAGTAAATGATCATGACCTTTCATAAAGCCCCCTTGAGACCAGTGAAGCGGTCCAGTGAGAAGATGTCGCCAGTCTTGGCGGTATTCAGTCGCGGTGATTCCGCTTTAAATGTGACTGCCTTGTGGTCCATGGCCACGCCTGACAGTTGCAGTCCAAGCAGGTAATACATCGGTGTATTGAGATTGTCCGAGCTATAAAGCCGGTAATTAACGGTTGGCTTGATATCGGGGTATTGCCCCTCCATCACCCGCTCAAACTCATCCGGCAGCACATCTCCAAGCCCTGATATTGAAATCGTCAAGGACTGGTCCAGATCACCCAACATGCCTGAGCGCTGGATCTCGGCAGGTAGATATTCATAGAACAGCTGGCTGTCATTCTCCTTATGCCGGACATAAACACCCTGATCATCATTACGTACCACCCGATAGGTATTGATGAATGAAGGATGTGTCAGCTCGATACACTCCAGCTGATAAATGTCGACCGTACGGTTGAGAAAGAACTTTGCATATTCCTGATCCATCACACCACCCAATCTTTAATTAAGGCCTGATCAGCAGCCAAGTCCTTCTGATTCTGTACAACCTCCAGCTGGGCATTGACCCGGTACAGATTGCCGTTGACCTCACTGGTTTTGAAAGTACCTGGCATGAAGTTGCACAGGTATTGCTGACGTGTGCCTTGGTCAATCACCAGATCCACATAAAATGATGCAGGCTGGTTTTGATAAACACGCCAGAAGGCCATCATTTTATTGAAGTCGGCTTTGCTTAAGCTCCAGTTCACATCGACAATGTGACTATTACGTTTTACATCGATGTAGTAGCGGCCACGTCCACCATCAAACTGCTGGCGTTTCACATCATCACCTGGTGTTACGCCGTAGCCGCTCGTTTGAGGATTAAGTTTTAACTTGTACATAACTTTCCTTCAGGCAATAAAAAACCACCCCGAAAGGTGGCTTTGATTAAGATTTAGAATTGACTATTTTAAAATCATCCTACAGGATGGTTATTTAATATCTTCAGACTTTAATTCATTTGCTTTCCACTTATTTGCTAAATGCTCCAAATCTTTAAATAAAGTATCTTTCTTGGCATATGTTCTAAGTTGATTAACAGCAGTACTAGTAGATTCCCACAATCTTAAAACATTAGAACAATGCATTCTTTTGAAGAGTATTTCATCAAGTAACCCTTGATTAATACCAATAGCATAGAACTCATATCGGTTTAATGCCTTAATTACACTTTTTCTAACATTATGTTCGTTTTCAGTTAAAAGATTAGGATCTACTTGAAATAGTTGAGCTAGAGAGTCTCTTTTACTAACAGTATCTTGTAATCTGGCGTAGTAAGCAGATGGATCTTTATTAAATTCGTGTATTAGGATTTTTGCATCATAGAGATCTTCGTCTTTATTATCATCTAATATTGTATCCAAAGTTGCCCTTTCCCGAGCTGTTACCCTAGATGATTTTATCGTTGAAGAAGCAATAACCGCTGAAGCAAAAAACACTATAAGTTGCAAAAAAATTAGCCAATCTGAAATTGACCATTTCTTTAATTTAAAGAATTCTGTCGCTTCCGGAATGGCTAAACTTAATGCTGTAATTAATGCAAGGAACGCTATACTAAACGTCCAATCGATAGTGAAATGGCGTTTACCAATCCCAACCTTCAAACCCATTGCAAATGCTCATATTATTTTTGAGAGAGATTACGCCATTTTTCTCTTTGATTTCAATAATTTTTTTCATAGCTATTCTCCAGAGACAAAAACACCCTCTTACCATTTGATAAGAAGGTTTACTATAAAGAATAATACGTCGGAATCATCGGCGAAGTCAATAACGTATTACGCCCGCATCGTCAAGTTAACAATTCTATCGAATTGTTATACCGCGTAGTGTACGGTACATTCCGCGCCAACTAACGTCGCATTAAATGTCGTTAAACGTTGTGAAGTTATGTGAAAAAAGTTTAACGAATGCTTAACGTCGCATTGTATGGTCGGTTTAATAGAAGTCGGAAACAACGTTTTATATGAACAGAAGCCACCTCGGAAGGTGGCTTCTGCTGATTAACGATTGCGCCGTGCAGTAGTATTGGTTGAAATGGCCCGACTGATTGACGAGTTAGGTTCCTTAATTTGATCACTGACTATCTTTGGCACCTCGCGTGGAAGCTCCTTTTTCAACTCATCTTTAACAATAAGCCGGACAGTACTTTCATCCAGTTGCTCTGCTTCGACCACTACCCCTCTCACCTGATTCACAACTTCAATTTTAAAGTTGATCGTAGGTGCTGTTGGTTGAACTGAAGCCATAGCCTCAGCCTGTGGCCGTGCAGATCTGCCCAGAGTGAAGTCATACACATCCTCAAGATTAGACCGATCCTGAACTAAACCATTCGGTGAGAAATACACTTTTCCGTCATGGTACAGATCCGAACCGGTAGAGATCTTAGAAGACTCTGTAGCCTGGTTAGCCTTATAGATAATCTGATTATCTCGAGATTGATTGAAGATGTTTGCTTTCTTCTGGCTTTCCATAAAGGCATTTGAGCTCATCAGTGCACGGCGCATAATATTGTCAGCTGAAACATTGTTGTTATTGAGGAATGCTTCAGGGTTCGAACTCTTACGCATACTCTCAACTAAATTGACTCCACCCCAGCGTTTAATATCATCCTGTGACCATACGATTTCACCTTTGTGAACAGATCCGGCAACCTCGTATTTACCACCTTTACCGGTATAACCGCCGTCAGCGAAGCCAGCAATTGTTTGTCCAGCGATTATGCCAGCATTGGCATATCCCATCGCTAACATAACTTTTGATGCAGCTATTTTTGCTCCAAAAAACGGAATAGTTGCATCAGCAGCTACTTGAACTGCAGCTAAGTGCGCTGAAATAATTGCAGAAGCTGCGGCAAATGATTGTTGAGCAACAAACATAGCCTTAAAAGAGCTAGAGTTTTCTCCGCGTGCATCCTTAACAATTTGCGTTAAACTCCCCCATGTGGTCGACGTAGCGGACAATACTTGATTATAAAGTTGAAGCTGATTTTCATAATCAGATTTGCGAGCATCAGCGGCCTTAAGATAATACTCATCCTCCATTTGCTGTCTTGCCTCTTTAAAGATACGCTCTGCCTCCAATCGCTCTTGATAACTCGCCCTTTCAGACTCTAGGACAGCAGTAAGATTATCCTGCAACTTCTGATAAGTTTGAGCATAGTCCTCATCCAAAGACTGCATAGCAGTTTGTTGCGGTTTGTCATAATTTCTAGACTTAAGAAATTGACCGGATGTGTCATACTTATCATCCGTAACTCTCCCAACACCTCCACGAATAAACTCAGCTTGAAATGCGCTCATTTTTCGTCTGCGCTCTTCTAGATCCATGATTTTTGCTATCTCACTATACTCAAGAGCATATCTTTTTTTAGTGCGCTCCATTTCAGACATCATGAATAGTTCAGCTTGAAACAGGCGTTGCTCTTGAGCTAGCTTTAAAAGCCCTAGTTCTTGTTGTTGCTGTAACGTGAATGAATCAATCGCAATTTTGCGCTGTTCCTCAGTTAATTTGCCTTCAGCAACCAGCTTCAACCCATTTGTTTCATAGGTATATTTAAGCTTTTTCGCTTCTGTCCACTCATACCCATTAGTCTCGAAATCAAATTGTTTTTGTGCCAACTGTTCTTGGGCATCATAACGTTCTTTGATTTTTGGGATTAATTGTGTTTGGCCTAGAATCGTAGCCTGATTAATTTCCTCCTCACGCTGTTTATTGCGTAAAACTGTTTCAGAATCATAACTCCCCTGTAATTGCTTAATTTCCTCTAGGGTTTTGGCTCTTGCTTTAAACGCCTCGTCTTCAAACTTTGAGAGATTTTTAATAGCACCCATTACATTGTCTGGATTATTGCCAAGTATTTTGCTGATTTGATCATAGTAATTGTCTTGCTTAGACAAGTGCTGTGACGCTTTGCCTTTACCAAGTTTCTTACCGTCATAATCCCAACCAATAAAATTCTTACCAATAACTTTCTCAAGTTCACGGTACGATAAATTGTCATCCAGTAATGCATTTTTAGATCGACTATAGCTTTTAACAGTCGTAATTTCCTGCATCAGGAATTTCGCCATTGCATCAAGTGAGTCCTGCGTTTGCTGAATCTTTCCATTCTTATCGAGGACACCTTGTCCCTGTAAAAACTTCATTAACTCAGCCGAGCGACTTTTTTGCCAAGAAATGAAACCAGTATTTGTATATCCATTGTTTGCATCCTTATGGCTACCAAACATGGCATCTTTTCTGAAGTCATTTTCACGGCCAACCTGCGCAGTCATGACACGGGCCTGCTTGTCACCTAATCCGGCATTACGAAAAGCCTGGTATACGCGAAGCATATTCCGCGATTTTTCATCATTACCTGCCAGCAAAACAGCTTGTCGTTCAGCAATTTTTAACTGTTTCTCTTCTTCCCGTGTCTGCTCCCGCTCCGAATCAGTGATAGACTCTTGGAGTTTTTTAAGTTCAGCTTGTTTGTTGTACTGCTTTTCAAACACCCGCCACTCGTCACCACTTAATGATCTAGTCATCGGGATTTTATTTTCTTTATAAAATTCCGATACAGCAATGGCTTGATCCAAACCAGCCTTATTACCACCAAACAGCTTTGTATTTAATGTAATAAAATCCGCTTCCAAGTTCTTTTGACTATAATTTGCTTTTAAAGCATTCAACCTCTCTTGTGCACTGGCCTGTTTATTTACCTCCTCGGTTTCGTTTCGTCGTGCAGCCAATATGCCCTGAGACTGTTTTAGATACGTATCTCGCAAACTGTTTTGTTTCTTCAACTCACTATTAACTTTGTTCAAAGCAGATTTGTTATCGTCAATCTTTGCGGCTTGCTTGATAAATGAATCAATGGTCTCCTTTGGAATTGGTAAATTAGCATTAAACACTTGTGCAACTTCACTTGCAGATAATTGCCCTTTAGTAAACTTTTCAAGCGCATCACTTGCTTGTTTAAATTGAGTAGCAGAAGCACCCGCTTGGGTACCAGCTGTTAAATTCAAATTAGCAGTTGTCTCAAATGCATCACTAGATGTGTTTAGCCGACTATTCAACCTGCCGTATTCTTTATTTAATTCTGCAATTTGTTTTGATGTGCTTTCATAGCCCTCCGTGGCCTTTGATGAAGATGATTCTGCAAGTCCGAGTTGCGCATTTACAATACTAATAGTATCTGCAAACTCGTCAAACTTCACAAAGGCCTTACTTGCTCTCGTTAATTGATCATCACTAAAACCCGCTTTACTCATTTGCTGTAAAGCCTTGTCAGTCGTTATGGCTTCATTTCTCAGATCCTTAATAATTTTGTTTAAAACTTCCGCTTGTTTCCTTTGTTTGTCTGTCGACTGGTTACCAAGCGACGGCGCGACAGCTTGCAATTCAATAAGCGCTTTACTTTGCGTTTTCTTGGCGTCAGCCAGCTTGCTTTTTAAAGAGTCAATCTCTGTCAGCAATTTAGCCAATGACATTTTTTGATATTCTTCTGTTAGTTCACGCACACTAATTTTTTGAACATCTAATGCCTCAGTAGCTGAATCTGTATTATCTTTTAGCAGTAAATAAGTTGTTGCAACACCCGCGACAGCTATTCCTAACCCCACAGATCCACCTAACGCAGCCAATAATCCAACACTTGATCTTGTAGTCAAACTGTTTGCTACATTTAATTCAGATGTCGCTACAGTTAAACGCTCAGTTGCTACTGTTTGAGTATTTCTTGCTGCTGTATAAGTGGCTGATGATGCGACTGTTGTTGATGCTAACTTTTGCTCAAGAGCAGTTAATTCTGCAGTCATCAAAGCTTGTGATTTTTGCAATGTCGCCATACGGCTTATTGACATTGCTCGACCTTTATCAGTAATTTGAGAACTTAAGCTTTGTGCTTCTTGTGCTTTCTCGGCATTAGTTGCTGCGATTGTTGCTTGAATTCGCTGAATCTCAGATTGAATAACTGCTCTATTAGAGTTTACCTCCATTTCTGCTGCAGCTACTGCCGCACGTGCTACAGAAACATTTGCTTGGGCAGCATTGTACTCAGCCTGTGCTTTACGTTGCGTTTGTACAATAGCGGCATTCATTACCTGATTCTCAGCCAGTAATGCTTTTACTTTTTCAGCGCTTGCAACGACTGACTTATACATAACTGGGATAAGAGTACCCATCCAGTATGCGCCGCCAATCATTGCAATATTTGTTACTGTTTCCAGATTGTTGGCTAATAACTGAATAGACCCAGATAATGCCTGAGCAGCCCCACTCCCTTTGCCAGCTTCACCTACAAATTGGGTTACAGCATTACTAAGTTGTGTAATAGATTGACCGATTGTGAAATCTGTTTTACCAAATAAATCATCAACAGAAGTTTTTGCTTTGGTTAGTGCTTGAATTACGACCTCACCAGTGAGCTTTCCTTCTGCAGCCATTCCCCGCAGAGCACCGATATTTGTATTTAGACCAGTTGCTATTGCTTTTAATAAAGCTGGAGCCTGCTCCGCAATTGAATTGAACTCCTCACCACGCAAGACCCCACTGGCCAAAGCCTGCCCAAACTGAACCAATGCTGCTTCAGCACTTGCAGCGCTACCACCTGAAATTGAAATAGCTTTCGCAACAGTGTCCGTAAGAGAAGCTGTTTGTTGTAAAGTAATACCGAGTCTTTTGGCATTATCAGCAAACCGTTGATACACCTGAGCTGTACTGTCCCAAGCTTGTCCTGTCGCCTGTGCAATATTAAAAGTGTCTTTCAGCGCTTGATTTAAATCCTGTTGAGATGAGGTAACTAATTTGATTCTATTGTTAAGGCCAGTATAAATATCCATTTTGGATACAGCAGCGCCAACGGTAATCAATCCTGCCATATAACCCGCCAATTGACGTGTTGCCACGGACATTTGGTCCATAGAGCGAGATGCATAGTCACCAGTGCGCTGGATACTACTCAACTCTGTTCTTAAAGCCTGACTTCTTCTTTCAGCTTCTCGACTATCAATTTCAATTACTAAACGTGCTGTTTGAGCCATTACACTTTTCTCCAGGCAATAAAAAACCGCCTTCGAAGGCGGTTATAAAAGTTAATTAGTTAGACAATACTTTGAGATTTATCCAAGATCCATTTAGTGAGCTCGGAACCTATATCTCCATAGATGAGCATTTGATAAGCTGCTTCTGGCGAATATCGCGTCTCATCAATGCTGGAAGCCCCTTTTTTCGAGATTTCTACATTCTCCCAATCCCAAATCAGATAGGCCGCTATTATTTTGGCAAAATCTTTGCCAATCTGCAGATCGCTCATCTTGAAAATGCTTTTCTTTGTCTCAAGCATTTTTATTGCTTTATCAAACTTTGGATCATTAATTGGTCTGATTCTAAAACAGCCAAAAACAACATCATCTTTTTTAAACACAAACCATTTTGATTTATCGGTCATCATTTCCTCCAGATAATAAAAAGCCCGCTTTCGCGGGCTACTTCAATTAAAATTTTGGGATTTATTTCAACTTTTCTAAACACGCTAGTGTTACTAAAGATAAATTGTCATCTTTTTTCATTTCATAACCACCACCAATTGCATAATTTAGCTTCATAGAGTTAGATGTTTCATTTTGCACTTTCCAGAAGGTACCATCCTGCGAATAAAGCTTATCATTTGACTTTTTTACAGACATTATTCTAGCTGTACCCATTGCATCCTGACAAATAACACCAGTTCCATTAGAATTTAACTTTAAGGTTGCCACTAAGCGATCATATTGACCAGTCCAATAACCACTATTCTGAACAGGGGTGGTTTGCACATCAAAAAAGTTTACTGTAGAAGCACATCCAACCAAACCCAAAACCAAACTCAACAAAATAATCTTTTTCATAAAAAAATTCCCAATGTTTCCATTGAGGATATTTTGTTTTGAGAGGAAAAGCTATATATTCAATTCAAAGACAAGTATAAAATATATTTAATTTTTACATTCCAAGTAATTTTAAATCATTACTAATTTTCTCCGCCTCAGTAATGCTATAAATTGCTAGATTCTTGGATATCGGCTGATCTAATTTATAGTCGACCTTTGTTCTTAATTTTTTCAATGCAGTCATCTTGAAATGTAACTTTTTTGCTAGCTTTATCTGATTTTCACTAAGTTCTTCGACTGGGTATCCCAAGAAACGGCTAATTTCAACAACATGCACACCGCCTCTAGAATTTGTAACCTCCCAGTCTAATGACTCTAATCTAGCTATAGACTCATAAAAAGCAAAATAATAACTTTTAGAGATAACATTTCTAAAGTTAATTTCTTGATAATTTGAGCTAAATTCAAATATTTCTTTACAATAGTTTAAATGGTCTAAATTACTCAACTTACTTACCCTCAAAAGGCACAAAAGAGTAGGAAATTTTATTGAGTGGTTCAAGTAAGTCTTTACAATAACACTCTTCAAATAATAGATCATTCAAAAGAGCAATATGTTCAATTGGAGCATCAACATAAATTAAAATTAAAAGATCCTCTTGTAGTCCACAGTATTCTGTATATAGACAACGTGTATTTTTTAATATGAGGAGATTATGAATTATTTTCATTAATGCGTATAAGTCTTCGTTATGCATATCTAAAGCATTTAGAGATGTCTGCAAACGTTTTATGTTAATTTTTTGATGCTCTGACAACTCCTCAATTTCAAATTCTATTTCTTTAATTTTACCAGAAATAGTCAATACAAGCTCAACATCATCAACAACAGACTCTTTTAGGCTTTTACCTAGTTTTTTCCCAATGACAGCTTTTTTATTTAGGACTTGAACTGAATCATATAAACTAAAAACTTTTTCATAAACATAAAGAACGTTATCCAAAACTAAAATTTTCTCACTAACAACTGAAGCTTGTTGTGCTTTCTCATATGCACCCAAAAGATTGTTGTTAAATACTTCAATAATTGCATCAAAAATCAAATATTCATCTTCAGGTATTATATTTTCAAGAGATTTAAGTATTTTTCTAGCTCTAGCATATTTAAATTCTGATAATACCTCATTAGGCATTAACCCATTAATAAAATCAGCCATTTCTTCATATTTAGTTTTAGGTTTTGGATTTGTCATGCATCGTTACCTTTTCCATTCGAAGATTTTATCAAATAATTCCAAGAATGCTACTTTTTTTGTCAGGAGGTAGAAATTTACCTCCCCGCCCAACTCATTACTTCTTCCTTTTATCAGCTTCTGACTTGGACTTTTTATAGGCTTCTTCCAGAAACAAATCATCTAAAGCAAAGATGCAGTCGTTAAAAATATGCGGACCAACAGGCAGATCATTATGCTCGGCATAAACGTTAATGGCCTGCTGGTCTATTGATAACGGCATACCCTGCTCATAGCGTCTGGACCTACAAATTGTGCTGAAGGCTAAGAGAATTGATTCAGCAGCATAGGATGATTCTGGTGGCTCAGGAATATGACCACCTAAGAACTTGATTTGTTTGATTTCATGCGGCGATTTCGACGCATAGGTTTTTTGGTACTTGTAAAGCTCAATGACTTTCCCAGGATAATGGCCTTATCTTTGTCAGCATTCTCCTGGATCTTCTGGGCTTCAGTTTTAACAAACAACCAGATGGCAACACCGATGTCACCAAGGTTGAATAGCTTGGAAGCATTCTCGGCTGTATAAGGCATATCCGTCTCTACTGTTTTACCATCAACCACTTCTGCAAACACTACGCCCTTCCAGTCCTCAATCAGATGTGCTGCACAGGCATCCATCAACAACTCATGATAAAGCTTGTCAGCTGGATCTGTGGCCATTACGTCATAGCCCTTTGCTGTGATCTGATTACCGGCCCGTTCGATTGCCACCTGAAACGGTTTATAGGCAATGCCACGGATCTTGAATTCGGCCTGAACCTCACCTTTATCGTTCTTGAACTGGCACCACTTAGATGCTTCTGAACTTTGTACAATACCGACTTTTAACGCCATAACGACCTCTAAAATTTTAGTAATAAAAAAGCCCATGGCATGACATAGGCTTTGGTTATGAATTAATGAATATTTGCGATATACGATTACTACACCAGTGCACGTACAATGGTTGGGCTGGTACGCACCTGGGCAAAGTTGATATCTACCGTGATGATGTCATCACCGCCGCCGTCAGGATGATTGGCTTCCATGACTTCCAATTGTGGGAAATTCAAAGAGTACTTGCTGCCTTTGTTGTCTGTGATATCAAAGCTCAGCGTGAATACATCACGGGTTTTGATCGCATCGATCCAGGCAGCTGATGTCGCCGAGAACATGAAATTACCGTTTACACCGATATCCATCATTTTCTCTAAGTAAAACTCTGGCGTGAATTTGCCAGATCCAATACAGCGGATCGCCTCCAGATTGTTATTAAAGTTAATAGTGAGTGACTGCAGACAAGCTTTGCCCTGAATCGACTGGCCATTAATAAGCAACTTCTCAACATTTGGCATGCTGACCACTGGACGACTTGAAGCCGGTACCGGATTGGTTACCGGACTCACTTGCTGACGGGTGAATGAGCTACCAACCAAACCAAAGTTACCCGTGATTTTGCCCGTAGTTTGAATGGTGATTTCACCGGTATTGACCTGCACACCACGGTAGATAAACACCTGGCCAACA